ATATCATGCTCTATATGGATGACCTTCTAAAGATACATAATCAGTTCTTCTTTAAATGATTAGTATTAACATAACCATTACCTGAAGCTCTACCCTTACCTGCTTTCATCTCAAAGGATCCATCTTGATCTATAGTTATCTTTGAGGATCCTAAGGTTACATTACGCTGGGATTCTGGGTCTAGGAGTTCGAGCAATGGATTAACGATAGAATCATTTTGATCATGTCTATAGGTATTACCTGTTCCTAGTATGTGAATAGTTGATTGAGGTTTAATACCTGTACTGTCTACTCCCATGGAGGCTTGTAATGCTGCAATGGCTGCAAGTCCTCCTTGGGATTTTCTTTTATTAACAGTACCATCGTCGTTATACTCTAGAGAATTCTTAAGGTTTAACATCATAAACTCTCTATCAAGCATACCTAGGACAGCCTTATTATCTCCACCTTTCTGGTAATCGGACAGGACCTTTTTCATAGCTCTTATCGTTTCTCTGTCTGCTCCAGCTTGTTTAGCTATACCCTCTATTTGTTTAGATAGAAAAGACTTTACATTGCTTACACTCATTGACCCTGTTTGAAAGTCTTTACCTAACAAGGTCTTAAGTTTGGAAGAGGTGTTTTGCATCTTATTAAGTACCTCTCTTCCAGCAGCCTTAGTCTTATCATCTACACCTAGACTATCCCACACATAAGATCCATGGCTATCGCTATCGTCTAAAAGCCTGCCAGCCTCAGTCTCTATACTGTAAGCTGTTCCAACCTTCACCTCACCCTCATTTCCATATGTCTTAAGTGAGTCCTTTATAAGATAATACTCTTCCTGTGTAGGTGTTCCAATCTCCTTCTGTACCTCAGGTGCAAGCCTCTCAAATTTGACTTTATGCATGACTACTCCTTTAGGTAGGTTTATAGGCTTCTGCTTCATCACATAATCAACATCAGACTTATCACCCTTACCAGCAGTACCACCTACTCTCACTGCGTAATCTGCTCCTATATCTTTAGCGAATGTCGCTGACTCTAACAGGTATGATTTCAAGTATGCCTTAGCAAAGTTCTTAACATCATCAGCAGCACTGATTCCGAAAGCTTCTAGCTCATCAATCATCTGTTGGTATTCCTCGTCCAGTATATTTTCACCAGCGTCAATGTCCTTACGCAGTTCTAATCTTCTGAAAGCTTCTTCACCGAACTCAGAGTAGATGTCCATGATCATCTCTTTCGCTTTACTAACATTACCTTTGGCAAAATGGAATGCAGCTACCTGAACCTTTTCACTAACCTCTTTGATCATGTTACTTACATTTCCACCATCCCCAGTAGCATTAGCTTTAATTTCTTTAACAGGTATATGCCAGTCAGATGCACCCTCCTTATAACATGCGTCAAGCTTATCATTGTATTGAGAAGCCATAATATTAAGAGGGTTCTCTTTAGCTATACTTAAGGAGATACCGAAACCGTTTACCTCGTAAGAGTTTTTAAAGAATATACTACCTGATTCACTTATCCTTACTTTGTCTGCTACATCTGTCATGTTGTCAACACTTTGCTCACAGGTAGATGCATTCTTAAAAGCCTTAGAAAACTGCTCCATAGTTTCAAGAGATCCTTGCAGTGCTGTAAGTTTCAAATCAGGATCTAATGCAAACCCGATGAAATCTGATCTTTCAAATTTAACAGCCTCTCTACCTTTAGATAATTCTTTTTCTAAATTGTAGGCTAACGATCCTCTGGAAGCTCCCCCTAATACCTTTTGAAGAAGTTTACGCTCACTTATTTCAGTTACTGAATCCTTTGCGTTTTCAAATATAGATTTAAGTCTTTTAGAAGTCTCTGGCAGTAGGGCGTCTAGTCTCTTTAACCTATCTCTATCGTCTTCATTAAGTTGAGAGAATACGGGATCCATCTCATAAGGATCCACCTCAGGAACCTCTGTCTGTTGAGTGGTTTCATCACCCCCTTCTTCCTCGGTTCCAGCATACCAGTTATTTATCTTAGATTTAAGTTTAGGATCTTGAGGTATAGCGTTAACTTGTACAGGGAAGCTACCGAAAGGTCCACCCTTAGCCCTTACTATATTCTGATCATCAGTGTAAAGTATGATGGTAGGGTCTTTCACCCCTTGACCAGTAGGATGGTTTAAAGGAAGCTCTTGCCCTGGGGCTGGCATCTGCTGACCCGTTAACCACATCAAACCTTCATTGGCTTCATGTAGTCTAGAGTAACTCTCTAAAAGCAATCTTGCAAACTTCATCATAATATTATATTAAAAAACCCAACCCAACATTAGCTGGGTTGGGTTAAAGAGTTATAACCTAGCCTCAGGCAGTGGTGTCACCCTCTACGATGAAGAAGTCGTAGCGGAAGGTTACTTCGATGGTATCAAATTCGTTGGTTGAGTAGTTCTTCTCAGCCTTCGTAAACTTCTTGGGATATAGACCCTTGAACTTTACAAGCTGAACAGGCTCATTGCGACCATTGAGTTCGATAAGCTCTGCGTTGAGTTTGAATAGGCCAGGAGATTGCAAGAAGGTGGAACCGTACTCACCAGTGATGGGATCAAATACGGTTCTCATGTACTTGTAAAGCTGATGACCAGTCTTGGTTGCAAGAAGGTTATCGAAGGTTACTACAAGCTCCTCTTGAGAGGGGCGACCAGGGTAGTAAACCTTGTCGTTAACTCTACCAACCTCAATATCCTCTACCTGATACCCGATACCGTTAACCTGCTTTGCGGCTAAGGTTAAAGGCTTTGAGAAGGTTTGAGGAACTTCGATTTCGTTTGGTGGGAAGAAGGTAATCTCCCACTGATAAGTTCTTACTGAATCAAGGTCCTGTGATATTACAGGTAAACCTTCACTTTCAGAAAGATCTCTGTTTAGTTGAGTAGCGTAGTAAGAATTTCTAACTGCCATAATATAATCCTCTATTTATCAGGAAGTAAGGTTAGCTGATTGGCTAACTAGGTTAAGCTCAAAGACGACAATCTCAGCAGCTTTGGTAGGTTTAATTAAGACCTTACACCAGAGTTCGTTTCTGTCAACTCTAACAGGAGTGTTAGTAGTTTCATCACAGACAACTCTGAACTCTGTGATACCTCTGCGTCTACGAATATCGTCAAGTAGAGGCTGTACAACATTTACAACACGATCCCAGGTGGTAGGATCATTGGGCTCGAACACAAACTGTCTTGTAGAAGCAAGTAGAATCTTACGAATGATAATCATAAGTCTACGAACATTAACTCTATCAAGAGCGGAAGGAGTTCTTTGTGCGGTTCTTTGACCGAAGATGGTTAGACCTTGCTGTGGGAAGTTAACCAAGGGGTTAACAACATTACCGCCACTGTACATAGTATCACGGTCACCTTGGTTAACGGCGACCTCGACATCTACAGGCTTGGTAAGACGACCACGAATGTAGCCAGCAGGAGCGAACCAAGACTCAGCGACCTCATCAGTGTAACACATCTGACGGATAGCGTAAATTGCAGGGTCGTACCAGCGATCTATCTGTGAGAACTGGTCGTAAACCTTAACCCAGGGCCAGTAGATAGCAGCGTAGTTACTAGAGATAGCTGCCGTTCTGTAGGTTGAAAGGCCGTTAGACCAGTCTATAGCCTGCTGTACGCCACCTACTGCATAAGGAGGAGATACTACAGCAATGAAGTTCTGAGTGCTCTCAGCTAGGGTTATAAGCTCGTTCTGGACACTATCAATAGACACCCCAGGGACAGCAGCCATGGAGATGTTTAAGAGATCATCATCAAGAGCGTAAACACCTGTCTTGTCGCTTACATTTCCAATAAGAGCAGCAGCCTTATCACTGCTTGCAGCAGGGACACCACTATCGCCTCCTGCCATACTGACAGTTCCTTGTACGAACTTGGAGAATCGTGGGTTTAGTAAGGCATTGGTAACACCTGCATTGCTAATGGCACCACCGCCTTCAGCAAGACCAGCGTAAGCACCACCAGTACCTTTAAGGTCACCACACCCGATAGACTGAATCTTGTCGTAGAAGGCAGGGATGGCAGTTGCAGTGAAATCTACAGCTTCAGAGAAAAGATTACCTTTGATGTAGGTTGATTTAGCATCGACCTCACCAGTGTTGATAACATCTTCAACGAAAGCGCCGGAAGCGAT